GGGGGCTTCCCGGCTTCAGGCCCGAGGGGCGGGTGGTGGCGGAAGCTTCCGCCACGGCAGCCGCGGCATTGGTGAAGGTGTCTTCCTTCACGTATTCGACCACATCGCTTTCGGTCGTTACCCGCGGGATCAGGTCGAGCAGGCTCAGCTCGCGCTGGCGCACGTCCACCAGCCCGGAGAGGTGCTCGTTGACCACGAACGCGCCGCCGGACGTGGCGGACCCGCCGCGCAGCAGGGCTTTGGATTCCATCTGCATGCGCTTGGACCACTGGATCAGGCTGGTGCCATCTTTCAGGGAGACGGCAAACTGCACCCGGGCCAGGGATGAATTGAAGTGGCCGGCCAGCTTCAGCTCGCGGTATTCGCGGGCCAGGAGGAACTGATCGCCGGGGCTGAGGGTCTGGCCCTCCTGGATGTCCTTGACCTGCTGGCCCGGGAGGGTCGCGCCGGGCGCCGGCTTGGTATAGCGGTCCATGCCGGCCAGGATGCGAGCGCGCCGGGATTCGGCGTCTTCCAGCCCGGCGAGTTTGGCTTCCAGACCATCGACTTCGGTCAGGCAGCGCTTGACTTCGGCCAGGTCTTCGTTATTGGTGATTACCCCATCGGGGTAGCGCTTCTCAATCAGGTCGGCCTTTTCAAACAGCGACTTGATCTCCGCGCGGGCTTCGGCAACTGTCATAGCCATTGGATTACTCCTTGATGCGTTGGGCCAGGCGCTTGCGAGCCTGGTCGAGTTCGAATTTGACCCGGCGAGCATCCGTCTGGGTCTGGGGCGCGGCGCTCAGAATTGTGTGGAGCGAGGAACGAACATCGTCCAATCCCGAGAACATCTCAAGGAGTTCCGATAATTCTTGCCGCTTGACTTCATTCAGCGGGCGGTTATCCGCCAGCCCGCGAATTTCATCCATCAGTTGTTGCAGTCCCTTCCCGTACAGCTCCACTTTGGCCGCCAGGGTCATCTCGGGGTTGGTCAGGAAGGGCAGGAGGTCTTTGACCCCGGTCACGACCGCTTCTTCGTTCATGGGCATCGCGACCAGGGAGGATTCATACAGCGTGACCTCGTTCAATTCGCGCACGTTTGCCTTTTCGTCGTAGGTCCACACGTCCGCGTGATAGCCCATCGAAAAGGAATCCAGGGCCCCGTCTTTGAGAAGCTCGTGGGTCTCTTCGCCCAGGCGGGTCTTGGAGATCCGGAACTTCCCGAACAGGCCTTTGGAATCCTGGTGCAGCTTGAGCGGCGCGCCCAGGAGCTGGCGCGGGTCGTGATCGCGCAGGAAGCGCACCTTTGGCCCATTCTTCAGGGTCTTGGTGAAGGCGCCCGGACGGACGATATCTCGCCCGAGGTCCACATTGTCAAAGGTGGACACGTACCCGGCGACCTCCCACTCATCCCCGGCAGCCTTAAACTCGGCGATCTGGATCGGGAAACTATATAGCGTGTTGGAATTGACGGTTTTGGTTGCCATAGGCTGCCTCTTGAAAAGGAATAGATCCGGAAGTTTCCCCCCGGTAATGGGCGGTAATTTCGTCCCAAGCCTCGACCCAGCGCCAGGCCTGACGGGTCAGGGCGTGCTCGCGGCGGACCTTTGCCAGCAGGCGCTTGCTCAGGTCGCGGCGCAGGGTGTAGCTTTCGACCAGCAGCGAGAGATAGCCTTCCCACTCGTCCACGCTGGTCGCGAGATAACCGTTCACGGCCGGGTCGATCAACTGGTGATAGACCGTGGGGCTCGCAACGACCGCGGCGCCACTGGCCGCGTATTCCATTGCCTTGATGTAGGTTTTGGCCCGGTTGAATTTCGTGTCTCCCAGCGGACAGCAGCCGATATCGATGTTCACGAGACCCGCCGGATACTGGTCGATCGGCATCCAATTCAGCATGGCAATCCGCTCGTTGGGCACCAGGTCATAAATGACTTTGGCGTGATGGCCCTGAATGACGAAGGTGACATGGGGGTAGCGTTTGGCAACCCGGGCCCAGGCGTGTGCCATCATTTCAACGTCCGAATCCGGACGATTACCGCCGGCCCAGCCGATCGTGAGGCCTTGCACCTGGCGCTGCGCCATTTTCTGGACCCGGCGGAACCAGGTCAGGTCGATGAAATTGGGGACGACCTTGACCGGCTGGTCGGTGAATTCACGGACCATCGTGGCCAGGCGCTGCCCGGACACCGTCACGCCGTCGCAGGAGCGCAGCGCGTGCAGGATGCAGCCCTGGCGCTCTTTGGCTTCCATCGGGCTCTTGCCGTGCTGGACGACCAGCCGTCGCACGAAATCCTCGCTGAACAGGTCGTCATCTACCTCGTAGATCACCGCGAGGCCAGCCTTATGGAGGGCCTTGAACCACTGATCGGCTTTGGCACGCTCTTCGATCGGCCAGTGCAGGCGAGGCAGGATCACGGCGTCAAACTGGTGCACGATCTGCGCGAGCCGGTTGTCCTCGCGCATGCCCCATTCGATGCCGCGGTAGCCCTGGCGCTGCAGCTCGGTAAAAGGCAGCAGCACGCGCCACAGCGCGCAGCCGTCCATCTCGCCCACCAGTGCCAACACCCGAGCATTCATAAGCCTCCATCGGAAAACAAAAAAGGCGGCGTGTCATCCCTGATTTCTCAGAGATTACACGCCGCCTTTACAATGCCTTTTTGCGTCTCGCCCGCTTCCCTTTTCCCCCGCGCTCACCGCGCCTGTGGGGTAGCCTGGAATTGGGCTATTTGATTATGTACATTATAGCACAAATGATCAAGGGGTCTTCTTGATCCGTTTGGGTTTTACCGGCTTGGCGATGGGCGCCGGATCCGGCTCAACTGGAACCGCTTCAGCCTCCGCCTGCACTGTATCCGCCTCACCGATCGGAAGTTGGAAGTTTCGATCAACCCGCAAGAACACCCGCAGCACCGTTGTCTTGGGCAACGGTTCCCAATCTTCGCAGGTATGCACCTCGACCTGCTCCCACTTTCCATCCGCTTCGATGATCTGCTGATAATCATGCGGCCAGGCGTGGAAGGACGGCGGGCGCTCGCCCTCGATGGTAAAGATCATAAACCGCGCTTTCGCGGCCATCTCGGAAATCACCCATTCCAGATCTGGGGGCAGGAGCATCAGCAGCCCCTGGGTAAAGATGACGTCGAACTCAGGCAAGTTCTTGATCACGTTTTCGACCGGGGCGATCAGGCACATAATCTTTGCGAGTTCTGGAAAGGTTTTCATTCCCAGGTCGAATGCATCCTGACTGAGTTCCACGCCAAAAACTTCCTCAAACCCGGCCTTATACAATCCGACCAGGTTACGGCCAGTGCCACAGCCCAGCTCAGTGATTGACATGGCTGGGATCGCGTATTTCTTTACCGTTTCCACCACCAGCCGGGTCACGTTGACCAGGTCCAGGTAAAACTCTGGCCGGCAGCGCGCGATCACTGCTTCACTGTACGCGTCGACGTTGGCCGGCGCGCCTGGGTTTTTCCAAAATGCGTGACGATCGAATTTCATGAGGTTCTCCTTATCCCAAGCCTAAATCGCGGATGGCCTTGCGAGCCCCGCGCATGAATGAATCATAGATATTCTTTTCGTACTGCCGGAGGATGACCGTGATCTTCTTCCAGCCGACCAGCGCAAGCTGCCGGGCCTGGCGCTGAGAGTAGACCCAGACCGCAGAAGGCGCGGTATTGGTCAGGGTGCGAGCCTGACCCGATCCCAGGATTTTCCAGGCGGCTGCCAGCCCGCCGGCCGGCGAGCGGCGCAGGTAGTGAATGGGAAACAGGATCTTGCCGGTCTTAACTGCCCACCAGAACCAGCGCTGCTGCTTCTTGCTCTGGAAGGTTTGGCCATAGGCCGCTTTGCGTGCAATATATTGATACGGCGGCATTTCCTTATTGACCAGCACGCCGATCAGGTAGTTCGAGCCCTGCTCCACGCCAGCATCGCCCACGGCTTTGGGCAGTTGGGCCAGCTTCTTCTGGATGCGTTCCAGGTCGGTGATGGCAGTCGGATCGATTTGCAGGTCCACTTTATCGCCTCTCGCTGAAATCGGCTTCGGTAAAGGGGGGCGTGACGCCGTTGCTGAAGGTCGCCGCGGCGCTCAGGCCCATCCGCATGAGCGTGCGCGGTGGGATCGCGGGATGACCGCAGAACATGGCGCCCAGGGCATAAGGCGCGCCGCAGCCGACGGCATACAATCCATTCTGGTAGCGGTTGACCTGGAAGTCGCTGGAGATATGGAAGAGGCGCCCCCAAACCATGACCAGGAAGTCACCGCCGGATTCCTGATTATTGTTGACCTGAGCATAGCCAAAGTCTTTAAGGGCCTTGCGGACCATTTCCACGAAAGCGGTCACCATGAACTTCTCGCTTGGATCGTCGCAGAGGGGATAGTCCACTTGGTGCTGAAGGATCTGGCCCATCCGGAACGAGGAGGTATAGCCAATGGTGTACTGGCCCACCGTGAACACCTTGCTCAACGCGGTTTGGCGAATGTCCCAGCCTGTCGCGGCCGCGCTGTCGCCGGCCATCCAGGCGCCTTGCTCCGTTTCAATCCCGACAATACAGGTCATCTTACCTCTTGGCGATATACGCCAGCTTCTCGGCGGCGCGCGGCGTGCGCGGTTTGCTGGTGGGCCGCTGCTCGCATTGGCAGTGCCAGCCCTCACACTCCAGCCGTTTGTTGGGCGGGTTCTGAGGCCGTAATCCCGATCGCTCCCACTCGTACCCATAGGCGACCATACCATTCAGGGCCTGGCAGGTTCCACAGGAGTCCTCAGTGGGTCCGACGATCCATTCGAACTTGAGTTTCGAGCCAAACAGCAGCCGGGATTGGTTGCGCAGGTCGTTATAGCGGTTGGCCCAGACATCGCAGCGCGGGCCGTATTTCGCCTCGAACTGGGCACGGGGCAGCTTGTTGACCCGGTCGACCTGGATCTCGTCGGCGATGCCCCGGGCGAAATTGATCTCGTTGAGAATGACCGAGCGCAGGACGTTCAAGTCTTCGTTGGTCATCTCATCCGGATCGACGTGCACGTCTTTCGCGCCCTTGTTCCAGGCCTCGGTCAGCTGCTGGTCGATGGAGCGCGAAAAGGTGGCCATAAAGGCCCCATCATTGCCGCTCTCGAACATGCGGACCATCGCCCCCCATAAACGGGCGCGGTACTGGGCATAGGTCTTGCGCTCCAGGTAGGCTTCCAGCGCCGGGATGGCCTCGCTCAGCAGGCCGCGCAGCTGGGTCAAGGAATCAGGCATGCTGGAGCCCTTCGATCGCGGCGGCCAGGCGGTTGGCGGCTTCGACCACGGGGATATCTTCAACACTTACGTTGTAGTCTCTGGCATACATCAACTGCTCGATATCGTACATCGTCTTGCAATCCGACAGACCGGCCGATATTTCACTCGCCATTTTCTCAGGGATGTAATCACTTTCAAAGTTGCAGGCGGCTGACCCGGTTTTGTGTAAGGCTTTATAGGCTTTGCGGAACCAGCGTTCCAAGTCCTTGCGTACCGGGTTCTCGGTTTTGTCTGGAGGCTGCGTCTCGGTCGGCTGCGCTGCAGGCGGCGGCTGGACAGGCGGCGGTTCGGGCTTTGCGATATCCTCTTCATCCCAGCCATCGACCGGCTCCAGGCCGGTATCGGTGCGGGCCTCGTTGCGGGTGATCCAGGGTTTGCCCACCGCGCCTTGCAGCCGGCGATATTTCGCGTCCTCATCTTCCTGCAGGGCGCGCACGTCGGTCAGGTCGTGATCGATGAACACCCGGCGATCGGTGGTGAAATCCGGGCGCAGCGAATTGGTCAACTTGCGGCCGTCGGCGCGCCACTGCGGGATCATCTTGGATTCCGTGAACATCTCGCGGGCTTCCTTGAAATTGGCATAGGTGGCCCGGTCGAGCCCGGCGCCCAAGCCGGCGACGATCGCCGGAACGCCAATCACCGCGGAGATGCGCTCCTCGGGGATGCGGTGCAGGATGCTCATATCCAGGTCTTTGGGGGAAAAGCCAAAGGCCTTAACGTCGACCTTCTTGGACATAACCGCCACGTTGCCGCGGTTGCTGCTGCCAAATTTCCGGCGCAGGCGGTCGGTCATATCGTCGGCGGCCTCCTGGTCCAAATCGGTAGTTTCATCGGGCACCACGACCAGCCCAGGTACAGCGTAGTTTTTGAGCAGTGCATCCACGAAATGATCGGCTTCATCATCGGTCGAAATTTGCCGCACCAACGCCTTCAAGGGCGCCAGGCCCTTGCGCATATCGCGGTCGTCCAGACCCAGCCGGAAATGGATGATGTTGTTGACCGGCACCTCTTTGAACTTGCCGGATTCGTACTGGTACTGGTAATAGCTGATCCAGTCGTCCGAGCCCTTGCGCGTGATCGGCTTGATCAGGGTCGGCGAGATCGGCCAGAGCTGCACCACGTTGCCGGTCAGGGCATCGCCCGAGCGCACCTTGAGCCAGTAGGCGTTGCCGTCGACGTGTTTGGCCCAGGCCTTCCAGAAGCGCATCTCCTCCATCGTCAGCTCGCTGTTGGGGGTCGGCTGATCGAGGAGCTTCTGCAGGGGGGATTCGGGCAGCTTCTCGGATTTGCCCGCGCTGGTTTGGCGCTTGACCTGCAGGGGCGGCTCGGGTTCGGCCATTGCCAGGGCCATCAGGCAGGCGAACACCGCGCTGTTGAGATCGTCGCCGCTGCTCGCGCTGGCGCCGGGGCCATGCACCAGGGTTTCAATCCGGCCCCAGTTGACCTCGGCCGAAGCCGGCGTAAACTTGCGGGCACTAGGAAGCAGTTGTTTGATCAGGTTCATCCGTCCTCCATAATTCGGCCGGGTCCAGCTTGACCCCGGCGTACACCATCACAATCCCCAGCACCATCAATGCCGCCGGCAAGCCCAACCACAGGTACAGGCCGATCAGAAAACAGATCAGCCCAATCAGCGCGATATAGTCGTCCGCCCGCGACTTAATGCGGTCGTCCACGCGTAGTTTAAAAGACACTCAACCCTCCTCGACCCGGCATATTCGCCAGCATCAGCGCCTCGCCCACGTCGGGAGAGCGCCCAATGCGTTCTTTGATTTCAGACTTTTCCTCGATCAGCACCCCGGCGGATGTCAGCTTGTAGCGCGCCGCGCACAGGTCCGCCAGGATCTCGGGATCATTGGGCAGCGCCAGCTCATCGCCGCCGACCGGATCCAGGGCGTCACGCATGCGCCAGTGCATCTCCGCCCGAATGTTGCGCATCTTGAGCGCTTTGGATTTGTCGCGGTAGACGGAGCCCTCCGAGGCGTTGACCGGATAGGTCCGTTTGTAGAGCGGCTTCAGGTGATCGTAAGTGGAAGACCCGACCCCGATCACGTCCACGTTGATATAGGCCGCAGTCTCTGGCCCCAGTACCGCATGCACCAGGGTCGCCGCGGTGCCGCCATCAGGCGCCTTTGCGCCGGGCCACTTGAGCACCTCATCAAACCAGTTATCGTACCGGCGGGCCAACGTCATGCTGTCGTTCCCTCCCCGGGCCGCATCGATCCCAACTGCCGAGATGGGTGTGGTTGGGCGGGTTCGCTCCAGCCAGCGCTTCTGTGCCAGGCGGACCCATTCGGTCGGGATGACCTGGAAGGGATCCGGGGCGCTGGAAGCCTGGAAGTCGCCGTACAGGAACATCGAGCGCAGCGGCTCGGGCAGGGATTGGAGCACCGAGAGATAGCGCCGGTCGTTGGCATAATACGGGTTATCCTTGACCGTGGCCCGGATAAAGGTGCGCGAGCGGGGAAAAATCGTCTCGCTGCCGAGCTGGATGGGATCGCCCGAGGCGCACTCCTGCTCTTTGCCGTCGATCGTGGCATACCAACGCAGCTCGCCCTCTTTGGCCGGGTGGGGATGATTGGGATCGAGCCAGGGCCCCCAGCGGCGCACGATCCAGGAGCCGGCCTCATCGATCGGCGGGTTGCCGGTTGCCAGGACCCGCACGCGCTGGTTCGGGTCAACCGAGCGGTTCCAGCCGCAGATGAATTCATACTGGCTCTCGGTGAATTCGGGCAGCTCATCAAAGCCCTTGAGATCGTGCGCCCGTCCTTGCCAGTTGGACTTGTCTTCCTCGTACTGGACGGCGCCGAATTCGATGGTCCGACCGTCCGGCCAGGTCCAGGTTTTGTCCGACTTGTTTTCCTGAGCGGTGCTTTTGATGATCTCGCGGGCGCGGCGCAGGATGCCTTGCAGGTTGGGGTAGACCCGGCGAAAGATGGCCGAGTGCTGGTGTGCCTCACTGGCCATCCCGATAAGCAGATCCGTTTTCCCGCCGCCGGCTGCGCCACCATAGAAGACCTCATCCGCCCGGCTGAGAAACGCCGCCCACTGGGGCTTGCTTTGTGGCATCCACAGGGCCTGGCGCTTCTGCACCCGTTCCAGGTACGAGATCTCGGAGAGCGTCAGCGAGCGAAGATACCGCTCGATCATATCGTTCATCGCTTCCCGCTTGAATAGGTTTCCCGCCGCTGGTCAGGTCGGTTTTCTTGGGCGCGTCCAATCCCAGCAGCTCGCAGCGCTTATTGATGCACTTCAAAACGCCTTCGAGGAATGCGGGATTGCCGGATTGACCCTCGCGCCGGAGGATGGTCTTGGATCCAAATTTGCCGCCGCTTTCCGAGATGGTGGTTTCGGCGTCTTTCAGGCTGCGCTCCCAGGCTTCCCAGTAGGTGACTTCGAGCCGGTCGAGTTTGGCCAGCTCGATCGCTTTCTTCTGGTCGACGTGATTGATGGACCGATCCAGCCACTCCTTGCGAAGTTCGGTCAGGTCGCGTGAAACGGTCGCCTGATCACACCCCAGGGTTTCGCCAATTTCTGCCTGGGATTGTCCACGCAAATACATCTCTGCCACTTGCTGCCGGCGAGATGCAATTTCAGTTTTGCGCTTTGGGGTTTGCTCAGGGTTCATCGGATTTATGCAGGCCTATATTATGCAGACAATCCTTTATGCGCGAGCTTCGTCAGTTCGTTCCGGATCTCAGACACCAGCATCTTGATCTCTTTGGCTTGCAGATCGTGGTTGGCATAATTGAGCAGCAGAGCATCCAGCGCTTTGGTGATCCGGTCGGAGACCCCCCGCATGTCGGCAATGTCGTTTTTGTTGCCCTCTGAGACGGAGTAGAAAAACTCGCGCATGAGCCGGTCGCGCTCGTTCTGCGCCTTTTCATGCTTTTCGTTTTGCTCTTCGCGCCAGTTGCGGTCTTTCTCCGCCTCTTTTTTATAGTCGGTCCAAAACCAGCGCACGGCCACGCCGACCAGCAAAAAACAGGCCACGATCAGGAAGACGACCGGGAATTCATTCCAGGCTTTGTTGGTGAATAACCAGGTCCAGAAATCTGGAGGGGGAGCGGCTTGCAAGTGGATCATGCGACCAGCCCCGGTACCGGCTTCGGCGCCAGCCATTTGGAGATCAGGTCGTGCAAATAGTTCGATCCTTTCCCGACCGCCAGACCGGTCAAGATCACCCCGACCATCGTCACCGGGATGGGTTGCTTAAAGTACAAGCCCAGCAGGAAGATCACATCGAATTTATAGACAACCGCGGCAACCACGCCGACGGCCAAAGCGATATACATTTGAATCCATTTGAACGGTGTCAAGGTCGGAATTTTGTCGAAGAAGGGGGCAAAGGTGAACTCGACAATGGTTTCTACCATAAAGGCCACGATCAGGATAATCGCCAGGATGGCCAGCGGGTCCAGGGCGACCGCTTCCTCCAATGGAAGGATCATCCCCGTCTGGTAGGGAAAATCTGCACCTGCGGTCGCAGCTTTGGCCAGGCCCGAAGTGCCCAATAAAACCAGGGTGACGATCATCACCGCAACGATAAAAAGGGTCATCCAGCGTAAAAAACTCTTCATCATACCCCTATGCCTTTTCGATCCAGTGCCAGGTGCCGGGTTCCGGTGTTTCAGAATAAGAGCGTGACGTCACCCAAACATGACCATGCTTGACGGTTTCGAGATCCATCCCTTGCCCGCGGAATTTTTCTTTTTCTTCGGGCGTATAGGGTAGAGCATTGCTGCCGTCGGTGATAACCTGCAGATTGGTCAGCCCACTTGCGTTCCAGACCTTGACCACGATAGCCGGGGCATGGGTCCCGTCCGGCATGACAAAATGAACCATACGACCCTCGGTCAATCCATCCATCCCAACCTCCTGGAAAATATAAAAAGCGCCTCGGTGACATGATCCATCAGATCAGGTACCGAGGCGCTTATCTCTCTGTGCCGGCTACCCGGCAGCGCTATTGAACTATGTTCATTATACGCACATTAGAGATCGGGTACAAGCACAATCGTTTCATAGGTCCGCATTATCGACCGGCAAGGGCTTCTACTCCTCCTCTTCCAGTTCCAGATCATGCGCCTTTTTCAGGTCATTGTCATCCTGCTTCGCGTATTTGTGAACGATCGCCGTGGTAGTATGCCCCAGCAGCCTGGCCGTGGCCATCTCTCCCGCGCCGGCCCGGATCCGGTTGATTCCAAAGGTACGCCGGAAGGCATGCAGCATCAGCCCCTTTTTTGACAGCCCCGCTTTTTTGATCCGGCTCTCCAATACCATGCGCAGGCCGCCATACAGCAGGCGCTCCCCTAAGATATTGTCAAACAGCGGCCCGGTCTCGGGACTGCCCCGATGCTTCAGATATCCCCGCAGAGCACGCGCCGCCGGCTTGTCGAAGAATACCGAACGCTGTTTATTGCCCTTGCCGTGCTTGACCGTGATTTTCCGCAAGGGCCAGGTCACATCCTCAATGTTCATCTGGACCAGCTCATTGGCTCGCACGCCGGTGGACAGCAGCAGGAGCATAATCGCCCGGTCCCGATCGTCAATGTAGCTGCCCGATTTGCAGGTGGCCAGCAGCTTTTCTTGCACCGATTTTTCAATCGGATCCAGAATAACCTCGGGCACCTTAGGCGCCTTGATCTTATGGCGGATGGGATTTTTCCAGCCTTCCAGCTCATACTCGCCTTCGTACCAATAGAGCATGGCCTTGAGCGCTCGAAAGGCTGCATGGCAGCCGCCCGGATTGTGACCGGTCTCTTCCAGCCAGACCAGGTATCGCCGGATTTGATCCGTAGTCGTATTTTCGAGGGTGGCGTCATAGCCCATTTCCTCCAGGTAGTGCACGAACTGGATGAGCTTCTGGCTATAAAATTGGCGCGTGCGCGGGGAGTTTTTGAGACTTTTCTGATACAGCAAAAAATTATCGATTAAAGACAAAAGCATAGTCCGTTGCGTTGCCATTTTTGCCCTCCACTGGAGAGCGGAAAACTACCCCCATATCTGGCGTCTGACCATGCTTTTTGGTGAAAAAGTGGGGCGAGAGGGGGTTGAACCCTCACGATGTTTCCATCGACGGATTTTAAGTCACCGGACAACCGATCATCTAATATCCGCTACTCTTCGCACATTTTGGTCGCATACCGCCACAGATACGGGTGTTTTTCGCTCTTCCGAAAATTCAAATTGATAATGTCCTATGCGTAAATTACCGCTTTTCTTGCTGATCGAACCTCTTTATTTCTGCCCTACCCAGCCGGTACACATCGCAATGCCATACGGCGTGGATGCTGAGGCGTGAAGCCAGGCAGAACCGTTATCGAGCACCTCGCAGGCGATCACGCCGTTCTCTTGCTGTTTTTGCGCTGAGATCGAAACTGGCTTGAAACTATCCAGCATATATTCAACCTGAAAAGGCAATCCGACCGTGTGTTGTTCCATCCCGCCGGAAGCGTTGAAATAGGTAAGGCTGGCCGCGCCGCTGCCGGTGACTTTGATCGTGATCCGGTGAGCCGCATTCAAGGGGTTCGGGATAACGCTGGTATCGATCGGTGTGACGCCGGTCAGCGAGGTGATGATCCAAATGCCGGCGAGGATCAGCAGCACCAACGCGACCCAATCCGCCGGCCGGTCCAATAGTCCCTGCCGTTTACGGGCTGGGACGTTCGGGTATAAATTTGTGTCCGAAGGGGTGGAAGGGTTGAGAACGGGTTCAGTTGTCTTTGCCGGGCGCAGCAGTAACATGATTCCAAGCACAAGGAAAATAAGCACAAGCACGCCGCCCCCAACAAACAACCAGATGAGCTGAGGGTTATTCTGTTGGATCGCTATGTTACTGATGGGCGCCTGTTTGAAAGCTCCATAAGCCGCGTCGAATTGGTAGGAAAGCTGATAGGCGTTTTCCCCATTCGAACGCCCTTCAAGCGCTGCGATGGTTTCATCGTACAGGCTGACCAGCATATTTTTAACGTCCACTGCGCAGGAGGGGGCATCAACCCGCGCAGCCTGGTCCCGAATGCTTTTCACAGATGAAATAAATTCAGGGGATCTTCCGGGAGCCGCGTTTAAAGATTTCAGCTTCTGCGCCAGGCTATCCACGTCAGCAATGAACCAGGCTTTGTTTTGCTCATTACACGGTTTTGGCGCACAGGCTGAAATAATGATAGCAAGCGCAAAGAAGATAATAAACTGAACTTTTTTCACGCTGCCCCCTATAAAAATTATTTTATTTATCGGCAGTTATACTTATTATAGTTAATAGAACAAAATAACTAACTATCCCTAGACACAGTTCGAGCCGGTTTTAGTGACCGGCTCGACTGCTGCTTTTGAATGTTTGTTTTGGCTACTTTCTTTTTTGCTCTCAATCTTGCCAACTCAATCAAGTCTTCCAAATCTTCAGGATCAAGAAGCTCTGCTAAGTGCGCTAACTCTTCAACATGTTCTTTTCTCGGGTTGATTGGCGGTAGCAAGCCAACAGCGCGGAAAACAATTTCCGCTGGCATTTCAAACGCCTGAGCAATCGCTCTGCCAGTGTCTTCTCCCATCTTGCGCTTGCCGTTCATGATATTGCTGATCACGGCGCTGTCCAAGTTAGATGCACGCGCAAGATCGGCCTGCTTCCAGCCACGTTTTTTCAATTCGGTTTCAAGAAATTCGCGGGTGTTGTCCATAGACAAGAGAATACTAGCAAGATTAATGCTATCTGTGGATAGCAATATATTGACAATTATGTAATAGTGAGTATAATACTATCTAGAGATAGCAATTAGCAATCAATAGACAAAGGAATGAGCGATGGAAGAAACCTATACCACAGGCGTAGTCCTAACCGAAACAGAACGAAAGATTGTAGAAGCCCAAGCGGAGAAACTTGGTTTAGGCGCACGCGGTTTTTCCGCAGCCCTCCGTATCATCATCCGCGATTGGGCCGATGCCACTGAAAAAGCGAACACCCCTGCCATCCCTCATCGCCGGGCTGAAGATCGCGAGATCAAAGCCTAGCAATAGAGTAACCCGAAAGCAAGCCGACGAAGCATAAACGGAGGATGAAATGAACCTTGTGGGCGTAATCATCGTTGGAGCGCTGGTCATCTGGGCAATCTATCAGACCAATAAAGACATTCAGGGCATCAAGTGGGGGAAGAAATGAGAGCCAAACTTCTGAAAGACATCAACGTCGAAGGCTGCTTGCTCGTGCCAGCCGGTACTGAAGTCGACCTGCTCGACCTGGGGCCAACTCCCGATACCTACATCGCCGCCACCGCCGACAGCGACATTTGGTTCCTGGTCAACGTTGCCGAAATTGAAATCCTGGAAGGAGCTTACGCATGATCGCAGCGATTTTGAAAAACGATATCCCCGTAGAAATTGAAGACGCCGGCCCTGGGTTCGCCTTAGTGACCTCGATGGGCCGCGAAAACATCTACCAGCATTACGTGGGCGGAGAGGGCTACCAGGGCACCAAGTTCGCCTCGGTCGACCCCGACCTGCTCAGCGCGGTGGCCCTGGTCGATCCTAAAACCTGCGAGCCCCTGCAAAACTGGAACCGCGCCATGAACGACGTCGACCGGCTGGCCTCGGAGCAATCCCCCGCGATCGCCGCGGCGCTCGACATCGAAGAGGACGCGCGGCGGGCCTTCATCGACCACATCCGACTCAATGCCCTGCAGCGCGCGATCCCGGTCGAGATCCCGGCGTACGCGGAGGCGTTCCAATGGAAATAGCGATCGTTGCAATCGTGTCGGTCCTCATCCAGGTCTGCTTGCATTGGTTCCCGTGGCGGCCGGCGCTCGGCAAAGAACTGCCGCGCGTGTCCGCCTACATCCTGGGTGTGGCCGGCATGATGATCCCGTTCAGCGTTTTATTGGTGGTCTGGAATGAATGGATGACGCTGATCGGTTTATGGGTAGTCATCCTGGCCAGCGGGCTGGCGGTGGTCCTGGTATATGCCATCGACAGCCTGCTGGCTGCCCGGAACCGGGCAGCCATCGCCGAGAAAGAGGGGGAGGTTCTACGTGCCGAAAATGAGTAACACCTGCGAAGCCTCCCGCGAGGCGCTCGAAAACGCTCAAGCGGCGCTGGCACACGCCGAAAAGCGGCTGCAGCTCGTAACGCTGCGGGTCGATACGGCCATGAACCACGGCATGAGCGCCCTGCTGGCGCCGGCAGTGGATGATCTGGTCGTGGCCCGGCAGAAAATTCGCAAGGCGCAAAAAGAGTTAGGCGGGCTGTGGAATCAGGAAATCTGGCGAGGGGAAAAGTAAATCCCCTGCTTGAACAGGGGATTTGGTGCTCTTCTGAGGGGATGAGCACCTCCATTATAGCACGGAGGATAACCGTATGGCAGAACAACATCAAACAAACGCAATTCAGATCAGCAATTACGACAAGATCCGGGCGATGGCCCGGAACAAGACGACCATCGATCGTTTTGTTGAAATGCTGGGCTCCAAATCCAACGCGATGGCCTACATCTCGTCGGCCATGCTGGCAGTCGCAAACTCCGACCAGCTTATGGAGTGCGCGCCGGCATCGGTCTTCAATTCGGTCATGCGCGCCGCGGCCCTGCGCCTTTCCTGCGACCCTGCCCTGAAGCAGGCGCATATCGTCCCGTTCTATAACAACAAGAAGGGTCGGCGCGAGGCTCAGCTCATCCCCGGCTACATCGGCTTAAACCAGCTGGCCCAGCGCACCGGGAAGTACCGCTTCCTCCAGACCTCGGAGCTGTGGGAAGGCCAGATCATCGAAGTGAACCAGCTCACCGGAGAGCCTCAACTGCATGGCCGGCGCTCGGGCGATACGGTCCTCGGGTATTTCCATTACTTCGAGCTGTTCAACGGCTTCAAGCACATCCTGTACATGACGGTTGATCAGCTTCGGGCCCACGGCGAGCAGTATGCCGCCAAAAACCCGATGTGGAAGTCGAACTTCCCGGCCATGTGCAAGAAGACCGTTACCCGGCTGCACCTGCTCAAAGACGGCCTTCTGGATCCCTTTGATCGTTCGATCCTCCAGGAAGCCAGCGAAGAAACAGCGGGCAGCGATGTCATGGGCGAGACCATCGACGGCGCCTTTACCGAACAGGATGAGGCCATCGCCGCGCAAGAAGCGGCTGTGCAGAAGGCGGAACCTCCGAAACATACCGCGGCCGAAAACCTGAGCGCTCTGGGTTTCGATCCTGAAACCGGCGAAGTCACTCCAAAGAAGGCAGAGCCAGAGACCCCGAAGACCCCTGAGAAGCCGGCGGGAACCGCGCAGGATGCGAAGGACGCGATCAAAGAGACCGCCGCGAAGCTGTCCGGCAAGCCACAAGAAAGCAAACCGGCGCCGGCCGTTCGCCCGTACGACCCCGAAACGCTCAAGGCGAAACTGACCGCCCGCGCCACCGCCTTCGCCGGCAAGAAAGCCAACGGCAATCGCAACCAGGTCGCGGCCTGCCTCAACCACGTGTTGGGGGGCGATGGCTCGCGCAAGGAACTGCAGGTCTTCCTATTCGGCCAGGCCTCGCTCAGCGATGTGTCCGATGAGCTGGTGCTGGCGGCTCACGAATGGCTGAAGCCCGCCTACGATCAGAACCAGGGGGTTTTCCTGGCGGATGAAATCGCCGCGAAAGAAGCCAACACCGCGCACGTCTACTCCCAGAAGAACAACGGGCAGCAAGAGCTGCCGATCCCATAACCCACTTCATCCCCCTAAGAACCCCGGGCGGGCAGCCGCCCGGGGCCAGGGAGGGGGCTTCATTCAACACGGAGGGAAATATCATGAGCTACCCAAGTCAAGCCAGACTGTTCTTCGACATTGAAACCGCCTCGAACCCCGAGACCTGCGCGCTGATGGCCGAACCCAAAGCCCCGGGGAACCTCAAAGACCCCGAGAAAATCCGGGCGGCGATCGAAGAGAAAAAAGCCGAACTGATCGAGCAGGCCGCGCTCGACCCCGACTATGGCCGGGTGCTCTCAATCGCTTATGCGACTGCGCCGGATGGACCGGTGACCGTGCGCATGGTGGGGGACGTGTACCATGCTTCCCAGTGCCACGACGCCGACACGGGCGAACTGGTGATCGTCGAGTACGTCTACTGCGAAAAGGAGCTGCTGGGCAATTTCTGGAAGCTCTTTGCCGATGTGCGCGGCGCCTGCGTGGGCTACAACATCCTCTCGTTCTACCTGCCTTACCTGATGGCCCGCTCGATGTACCTGGGGGTGAAGATCCCGTTCACCCCGATGCTGGCGAAGTTCCGCCCGGAGCCGGTCACAGACCTGTACGCGATCCGCTACAACTGGGGCCCGGGCAAGGGACTCAAGCAGGTATGCAAGCTGCTGGGCATCCCCAACGATTGCCCGGACATGGACGGCAGCCAGGTCAAGAATATGAGCCGCGAGCAATTATTCGAGTATGCGGCCAGCGATGTCAAGCTGGTGCAGGCGCTCTACCAGCGCATGAACGGCGTCTATTTCAGCCTGTAGGGGGATGCGATGAACGATACCCAGAATGTCCGCGTGATCCCGTTTTCGAACTTAAGAAAGTTTCGCAAGACCGGCAAGCCTGGCCAGCGCCACCTGGCGCGGATCATCGACTTTGATTTTCCGGACGGGTTACGGGGCCATGTGGCTGTAACCCAATGCCGGCGCTTTATCTACAACTACACCGATGGGTGCAGCGACTTCTACACGAAGGGCCAGCGCCATTCGGTCCCTTGCCCGACCTGCTTCCCGGATGAGGTGGTGAAAAATGCCTGAGCCAACCTCCGAACCTAAAGGTAAGTGGCAGCGTCTCGCCGAGCAGCTCCATGCCCTGGCGCACCGGGAAAAGACCTGGGATTTGACGCCCGTCTTCGACGAGAAGGTTCTCCCGCTTTTCCAGCAATTCCAGGATGCCGCAAACGAAGCCGGCCTTCCGTTCCTCGTCATTGTGCAGACCGCGAACACGCCGATCGGCGGGTTGTTTTCCGCGAGCGCCTCGCTGCCCGGCATGCATCGCCAACTCGGCGACCCCCTCCTGGATGTGTACCACGCCGCGGAGAAAGCCGGCTTTTTCAACGATGACGAACCCGGCCAGCACGAACGCAGCGCCGAGAAATGCGCAGCCTGTGAGAAGCGGATCTTCTGCCCGATCCGGGCGGATCGTGGATCCTAAGCCGTCCAAAAGTCCCCGACTTTAACGCATTCCTAAAATCCATCGCCTGGGGAGTTCACCCCTCCCCAGGTCTCAGAACTACCGAGGTCCATCATGAAAACCATCTTCAAACTTTTCCCGGTCATTCTCCTTTTGGCCGCCATCGCCCAATTCGCCATTCCCATGCTGGGATTGAATCAGACCGTCGCCGGCATGCGCGCCGCGGTCAATGGCCAGCCCGGCACCTTCGTCTATTCGAAGCCCGGCATTGATTACGTCCTGCTGGGCTGGAGCCAGGGCAGCGACTACGGCTTTATCTTCGTGGATCAGGCCGGCAAGGTTCTCAAAGATTGGTCGCAGCTCTTCGGCACCCGGGCCTGCTGGAATGACGCAGCCTGTTTCCTGACCTCCATCGAGCGGGACGGCTGGGGCTCCATTCCCGCCGGGCTCTTGCCGCGGGCACTGGTCGCCAGCGTGGGGCAGGTCGGCTTCATCCTCTCGCTGGCCAATACCGGATTGCCCACCATTCTGCTCGTGCCCGCCGGCGTCCTGGATTTGAACCTGATCCGCCTGGAGGTAAAGGGATGACCCGATTGAAATTTCTGCTGAGCTACTGGCGCTTTATCGCAAAGCTATACCTGGCGTGCCTGCTGCTTTCCCTGGCAGACAAGCTCCTGCCAGACCTATCGAGCGGGGTCGTGATTTTGAGGGGAGAAGGGACATGCGAACATGGCAATTCAACCTTTTGAGAGTGTGCATCCTGATCGGATGCGGTGTGGTGGCGGTGGCAATCGTCCTAACCCAGGCAGCCTTTCTCGGAATCGACAAAGCAGCGCTGTTCGTGATGGGGATCCTGACCGGGATAGGAGTGATGTTGTTGATTGTCGCGCTGTTGCTTTCCGGTTCCGTCTCAACCAGGTCGTGAATACCCCGAACGGGCGCGGGCGGGTGCAGGGCCGGCTGGAGATGAAAGGCCAGCCGGAGCGGCTCCTGATCGCGCACACGCCGGAGGTATCGGGCGAATGGGTCGAGAAAGATCCGGATTGGATGGGCGGCGGGTGGGTCTTGAAGCACTACGACCCAAAGGATGTGACGGCATGAACACAAGCCCAAGTGAAATCTACCAGGAAATGATCGCCGGGATTGACGATCAGGAATGCCGCCAGGTGGCAGACGTGATGCGCAGCTACATCGGCGAAGAAAACGGCGCGCGGATCGAAGAGATTGCCGTGGCCGCCTACGGCGACGACAGCGAGAGCCACAAGCGCCGGCTGCGCGAAGTGATCGAACGGCTGGTGGAAGAGTACGCCTATCCGATCTGCGCCATCTCGGGCAAAGCCGGCCGCTGGCTGGCCGCGACCAAAGACGAAGCGGAAGCCGCGGCCCGGGAACTGGAACGGCGCTCGGACCGGCTGCGGGAACGCGCCCGCAAGCTGCGCATGGCCCGCCTGCCCGGGCGCATGCCCGAACCGGCCGCGAAGAATTTGAGGTTGTGGTCATGAGCGGGATGCCGTGGGTAAAGCTGCACACCGATGTGCTGGACGACGTGAAGTTCAATCGTCTGAACGCGACCGCCCAGATCCTGTTCTTCAAGCTGATCGCCCTGGCCGGCGAATGCGACACGGAAGGCTACCTGATCGATGGCTCGGTCAAATACAACCCGGAGGATATCGCCTGGCGCCTTCACATGGATCCGGTCGAAGTGGCCCGCTCCCTGAATGAGCTGATCGAAGCCGATATGGTCGAATACGACCCGAAAATCGAAGCGCTGCTGCTGGTCCACTTTGCCGAACGACAGGGCCGGCCGCAGGAAGAGAAGCGGGCGGGCTGGCGCGAGCGGCAGGATAGCCACCGCGGCAATGCTGCGGAACGGAAGAATGTCACGCGTGACAACAAAGTGACTAACGAAGGTGTCACGCCCCTAGAGGAAGAGGAAGAGAAGAGGGAGAGTAGAGAAGAGGGAGAGGGAGAAAAGCCAGCCCCCCCTCAATATCCCGATGATTTTCCCTTCGAGAACATGATGCCCAAAGAATACGATCGGGTGCCCGAGTTGAAGCTCTACAAACGAGTGACCAAACGCATCCCGGGCACCCTTCAGCTCAAAGAGATCGTGCTGGCCATCCGGCGAAACGCGCTACGGGAGCGGGATTTGGTGGAACCCTGGCGGCAGTGGGCCATTCTTCATGCCTACCGGCCGGATTCTCTGGTCTGGCTGACCGAATGGGTTCCGGCCGTCAAACGGGGCGAAAAACCCTGGGAGTTCAAGCGGAATGGCGGTCAGGCCGAAACCGTGCCGAAAGCAAGGACGCCTAACCAGGTCAGCCCCGAACAGGTTCTGAAAGATCTAATGGCAGGTCAAAATGCTAAACCGAGTGTGGCCCAATGAATTGCAGGTCTACATGAACGACCCGAAAGCGGTCCCGTTGGCTTCAGGAGAGATGACCCAGCTGTGCCCCAACTGCGGCGGCCATGAAATCCTGATGGTCTACGTGGCAAAGGACGGGCCCTTTCAAACCCCCACCGGCGCGAAGGTCAAGTGGCTGGATCTGCCAGACGGGAAAAGCGGCTGGTACACCGGCGAGCTGAAGGTGGCCTTCTGCCCGGTCTGCCGGGCGAGTGGAATGAACGAATACCTGCGCCGCAACTGCGGGCTGGATGGCAGCGACCTGAACATAACCCTGGGTGACTTCTCCACCGCGGGCAGCTGCGCCGGGAAACAGGCCGCCAAAGACCTGGCCGGCCGGCTGCTGGGCATGAACGAGAAGCCCGGCGGGTTTATCACCTTCTACGGCGGCTACGGCTGCGGGAAGTCGCACCTCTTGAAGGCGCTGGTCAACGGTTTCCGGGCGATCGGGCTGGTCGCGCAGTACCAGGTGATGAGCGAGATGCTGGCCTCCATTCGGGAGCGCTTTGGAAACGAACAGGGCCAGGTCCGCGCCGAGGATGTGATCGAACATCTGCAGCGGATCCGGGTGCTGTGCCTGGATGAGATCGAGCGGATCAACCTGACCGGTTGGGCCAAAGAAACGGTGTTCCGGGTGATGGATGCGCGCTTCAGCCGCAGCGACCTGCTGACCGTGATGGCGACCAACTGCAACCCCGACGATCTGCCGCCGGAGTTTGGTTACCTGTCCAGCCGGATGAGATCAGGCGTGATCGTCGAAGTGCCCGGGCCGGATGTGCGCGAGGCCCTGGGGATGAAGGCCCGGCGAGTGTATGGGATAGACGACTGAGGGTGAGGAGTCAAATTATGGATAAAGAAAGTGTGATTACAGATAAATACGCTCTCTATAATGGCGATTGCATCGAAGTGATGCGTGACATACCGGATGAAACGGTTGATCTGAGCGTCTACAGTCCTCCGTTTTGCGGTCTTTACCAATACTCGAGCGACGAGCGCGACCTGAGCAACTGCGCGACCTATCAGCAATTCTTTGAGCATTACGCTTTTGTCCTTTCTGAGATTGCGCGGCTTACGAAACCCGGGCGCCTGTCCTTCGTGCATGTGATGGACATTCCCGGGCGTGGAAATGGGCCGACCGCCAAAATGGGCAGCGGCGCGAATGTAGGTACCGGGTTGATTGACTTTCCCGGGGATGTGATCCGCGCTCACGAACAGCACGGCTTTGTTTTTGCCGGCCGGCGCGCGATCTGGAAAGAACCGCTCGGCGTGCGCAATCGGACAATGGCGAAGGGTCTGGCTCACAAGCAGATCGTTCTGGACAGCACCCTGACCGACGTGGCCAGCGCTGATTATCTGTTGACGTTTCGAAAAGAGGGTAAAAACGCTGTTCCGGTTGCACACCCGACCGGGCTGGACTACTACGCTGGTGAACGGCAGATCCCGCATGAGCTGCTCCGGTATCGAAATTACCAGGGAAAGCAGATCGAAAACCGGTATTCCCATTGGATTTGGCGCCAGTATGCCTCTTCTTTTTGGGATGACATCCGCATCGAACGGGTGCTCCCGTACCGAGAGAGCAGAGATCCGGAAGATGAGCGCCACGTTCATCCTCTCCAACTGGATGTCATCGAGCGGGCTGTCATCTTGGGCAGTAACCCGGGCGAAGTGGTCCTGACCCCATTCCTGGGCGTAGGTTCCGAGGCCTACGGTGCGGTGCTCAACTGGCGCAAGGCAATCGGTATGGAACTGAAGACCTCCTACTTTCGCCAGGCCGTGAACAATTTGGCCAGCATTCAGCGCAATATAGCCCCGGATGACCTGTTCGATTTTGCAGAAATCCAAAATAGCGAGGCAATGGATGAATTACCCTAGCTTTCTGGATCAGAAAGTTCACTTTGGTGCGGAGCACGGTTTTGATCCGCTTTGGATGCCGGAAATCTTGTTCGGCTTTCAGAGCGCGCTAACCGAATGGTCAATCCGCAAAGGGCGTGCTGCAATCTTCGCAGACTGCGGCATGGGCAAAAGTTTTATGCTGCTTACCTGGGCGGAGAACGTAGCCCGTTTCACCGGAAAGCGTGTGTTGATCCTAACCCCTCTCGCCGTTGCATTTCAAACGGTTCTCGAGGGCGCGAAAATTGGGGTTGAGGTCACGCACCGGCGCGAAGGGTTAAAACCAGGCGACCGAATTGTGGTTACAAACTATGAGCGCCTGCACTATTTCAATCCTGACGACTTCGCCGGCGTGGTGTGCGACGAAAGTTCAATCCTGAAGAACCTCGATGGTGTGATGCGCCAGCAAATTACTGACTTTATGCGCAAACGCCCTTACCGTTTGCTTTGCACGGCGACGGCATCCCCGAACGATTACACGGAATTGGGAACCAGCAGCGAGGCCCTGGGCGAATTCGGCATGATGGATATGCTCTCGAGATTTTTCAAGCGCGATAAAAACTTCGCCAGGATCGGAAATGCCGGCGGACAGGATTGGATTATGCGGCCACACGCCGAACGCGATTTCTGGCGCTGGGTGGTCTCTTGGGCACGAGCAATCCGCAAACCGTCCGACATGGGTTTTCCCGATGGTAATTTTCAACTTCCGCCCTTGATTCTCCGAGAACATATTGTGAAAGCCGCCAAACCTCGAGACGGGATGCTCTTCGATATTCCGGCAGTCGGTCTCGAGGAACAGCGGGCCGACCTGAAAAATACCGTCAACGAGCGCTGTGACATGGCCGCCCAACTCGTTAACTCACATGATGACCCGGCGGTTGCCTGGTGCAACTTGAACGACGAAGGTCGACGGTTGGCGAAACAAATTCACGGCGCTGTGGAAGTGACCGGGTCGGACCCGGAAGAGCGCAAAGAGGCGGTATTCACAGCTTTTGTACGAGGCGATATTCGGGTGCTGGTCACAAAACCGACTATCGGCGGATTTGGGCTCAACCTGCAACACTGTGCCCACGAAACATTCTTCCCGTCGCACAGTTACGAGCAATATTATCAGGCGGTTCGCCGTTGCTGGCGGTTCGGCCAAAAAAGGCGGGTGATCGTAGACACCATCACGACGGATGGACAGGAGAACGTCCTCAAGAACCTGCAGGCCAAAGCCAGAAAAGCTGATCAAATGTTTGAGCACCTGGTTGCGCTGATGCACGACGAACTGGTAATCGAAAAGCGGAGCACCTCCTCGCAGCAGGTTATCGTTCCGGCATGGCTGTGCAACCCAAGACAATTTGCATCTCTGGAACAGGCGCGCGCATGAACACTCCCATCGAAGCCGTTGACCAATTCGCAGGGATGGGCGGCACCTCCACGGGCCTGTATGATGCCTGCGATGAGCTGGGGCTGAAACCCAACCTCACGGCTATCAACCACTCGAAGCTAGCCCTGGAAAGTCACAAGGCCAACCATCCCGACGCGCGCCACATCCCGGAACGCCTGGAAGCCCTGCGTCCGATCGAGGTCATCCCGGGCGGCTACCTGGATATCATGGTCAGCTCACCGGAATGCACCTACCACTCCAACGCGGCCGGCGGCGTGCCGGTCAACGACCAAAGCCGGCAAACCGCCTTCCGGGTCCTGGATTGGGCCGCCGATCTGTACATCGATCGCATTCTGATCGAGAACGTCCCTGAGTTCCGCAATTGGGGCCCGCTGGATAAGGACCGCAAACGGATCAAGAAGCTCAAGGGCAAAACTTATCTTTCGTTCCTGGACCAGCTCCGGTCGCTCGATTACATCGTCGATGAACGGATCGTCACCTGCGCCGATTACGGCGATGCCACCACCCGCCAGCGCCTGTTCATCATGGCGCGGCGCGGCGGCAAGCCGGTCGTCTGGCCAGACCCGACCCATGCGAAACAGGGCGCCGTGGATCTGTTCGGCCTGGATCGCCAGCCCTGGCGGCCGGCCCGGGAAATCATCGATTGGACCGTCAAGGGGCAGTCGATCTTCAAGCGCAAGATCCCGCTGAAGCCGAACACCATCCGACGCATCCTGAAGGGGCTGCAAAAGTACAGCGGGCTCCCGTTTGTGCTCGGGCAGCAGAGCGCAGCAGCTCCGCGCTTAACCGACGACCCGTTACCTACAGTCGCCGGGGCTGGAGCTATCTCGTTTATCGAGCCGTTCCTTCTGAAATTCTACGGGACCAATGACGCCGCCCCGGTAGACGAGCCCTTGCCAACAGTCACGGCAAACGGGCAGCACCTGGGACTGTGCGAGCCGTTCCTGGTTGAATATCACGGGTCCAGCTACCCGGGCGGCGAGCGGGTCCGGTCGGTCAATGAACCCATGCCCGCGGTCGCCACCAATAACCAGTTCGCGCTGTGCGAGCCGGTGCTGGTCACCGTCAACCACGGCAAGGATGACAGCCGGACGTACTCTCTCGAAGGGCCCATGCCGACCATTACCAGCGTGGATGCTTGGGGCGTGGCGCAGCCGTTTCTGATCAGCTACTACGGGACCGGCCAGGCCGAAAGCATCGAAGAGCCCCTGGATACGGTCACCACGAAGGATCGCTTTGGGCTGGTGATTCCGCTGGTGAATGGGTATGCGGTGGTCGATATTCTCTTCCGGATGCTCCAGCCGCACGAGCTGGCCGCGGCGCACTCCTTACCGGATTACGTCATCAAAGGTAACCGGGAAGAAAAGGTTAAACAAATCGGCAACTCGGTGCCGCGGCGAACAGCGAAGGCGCTGTGCTACTCGCTGCTGGCGGATCTGCCCAAAGGTGTGCTGCAATGACCGACTTTGTCGAAATGACCCTCGAAGAATACCTGCAATCCCGGAAATCCAAGAAGGGCAAGCAGAGCAAGTATCGCGCTCAAGCCGTTCTTGAAGACGGCTACCGGTTCGACAGCCAGGCGGAGCACCAAAGATATCGCGAGCTGATGCTGCTCTGGGGTCAAAGAATCATCCGCAATTTGACCGTGCATCCCCGGTACGTGGTCTGGCAGTCCGGGAAAGAGAAGATCGTGTACGAGGCAGATTTTTCCTACCTCGACACAGATGGGCAGCAGGTGGTCGAGGATGTCAAAGGCGTATTAACTGCGGTGTACCGGCTCAAAAAGAAGATGTTTTTAGCCGCGTTTCCGCAGATCAAGTTTGTTGAACTTCATTGAAGAACGGAGGGTTTGAGCAATGAAATCAGTTTATGCCTGTAGTAAAGCCGACGGCACGTTGGCCCTGGCGATGGATATCGTCGCCATTGACGATCAAAAGATGATCGGAAAGCTGTTACAGATCGCTGGCGAGAGCGGGCTGATCGTGGATCGTGTGGACCGCGAAGCCGTGATCTTCGAAGACCCGGCTCTGATCCGCGCCGCGCGTGACAAGGCGAAGGATAAAGCCCAGCTTGAAATTGACTTTTCGAAGCCGGCTGCCGGCGACCGCGGCGGTCCGTCCGAGATGCCGGAAGGATTCTCTTGCAATTATTCGGGCGAGTGCCCGACGCCTTCGAAGGCCTGTGCGACCTGTGAGCATGCTTCGAATGGCATTCCGAAGAGCGTGACGGTTACTCCAGAAGTCGCCGAGGTGGTTGCTGAGTCGGAGATCCAGCCGGAAGGTGAATCCAATCTGGCTGAAGATATGAAAGTATCTACCTTCATGCAGTGGGCCACGATGAGCCCGGAAGAACGCGCCGCTGCTGGGATCGAAAAGCCCGAAGGTCTCACGGAAGTTTCTGACGAGCCGCTTGAAGATATAGACCCGGAGGATGAGACCGAAGACGGTAGCGAATTCGGACAGGATGAGCCGCGCAGCGATGACACCGACGGCGGGAATTGGGAAAACGCCAGCGAGAGTGAGCCCGACGAAGGGCAAGAAGCACGCGAGATGGACTTCTAATTATTCAGGCCCGGCTGGCGCAGGCTGGCCGGGCCAAACAGCAAAGAGGCGTTATGGAAAACACAGAGAAAGTTCCTTTTGATAGTTGGTGCATCATCGACCTTTATGGTCATCAGCAGATTGCCGGCCACGTTACAGAGCAAGCCGTGGCCGGTCAAGGGTTCGTTCGGGTGGATGTCCCGGAGATGGGCGATCAACCGGCTTATTCACGCTTATTTGGCCCAGGTGCGATTTATTCGATCATCCCAACCACTGAGCCAATCGCGCGAGCCTTTTGCGCTCGCAACGTAGCTGCGCCGATCAGACCCTGGCAGCTCACGCAGCCGGCGTTACCTGAGCCATGCGAAGATTTCACTGATCAGGAAGACGGCCAGGAACGTCCGTTTTAGGAGTCTTATGAGCGCTATGACCTTACCCGCTTCTTCCCGCGCGAACCATCTCTCGCGTACCTATCCAAAGCAGCAGAAACCCAAAGCCAGCACCGAGCCGGTCATTCACATGTTTCAGGCACCTGACGGCGAGTGGCAAGTCACCATCAACGGTGGCCAGCCGTTCATTGCGACCATTATCGACGTGGCGCTGTGGAAGCGGGTTACCGATCTCGAAGCGGAACTCAAGGCCATCAAGATGAGGTTGAGGGGGAACTGATGCCACCCAAGAAATGTAGCTACTGCTTCTACCTGTACGGCCAGGCATGCGGCGAGCGTCCGATCTGCCTGCTGGATAAGCAGCCAGTCGAGACGCCGGCGCAATCCTCCTGCGCGGGCTGGTACCCAACTCGGCAGTATCTGGCTGAGGCGGACGCGGAAAAGCAAACGAGCCAACTGCTGCAGCAGGAAAGAGAGGGGAAATGAGCAACGATGGAATTGTGTATTTGAGCGGTCAGAACAAAGCCGTTCGCATGATCGGCGATTGGGTTGGCATCTCATGGCGCACGCATGAAATAACCAAAACACTCACAGTCAACCACGAAACTTTTACGGCCAAAGTCACAGAGATCGTTGATAAGAAGGATGCCAACATCGAATTCATCAACATCCGCCAGGATCGGGACGGCGAATGGTACGAGGATGAAGATAACTACATCACCGACTGGCTAACGGTCGCGCATGCCCGCAAAATCGTCGAGGAACTGCAGGCGGCGATTGAGTATGTCGAGAAGGTGAAAGCGGAGGGGAAGTGAATAATATTGACGACCTAATCAGCGACCTGATTTCAGCAGCTCAGGAATTGGGCAGCGATCAACCGGCGCTGGGAGCGCGGGAGGAATTGGAGATCGCGAGAGAGGCCCTGCGTGCCGAACTCGAAGCGGTCAGCACCCGTATAAAAGAATTGCTTGAACAGGCCGACAGCACTTATGCTCCTTACCGCCAAATGGTGCAAGAGGCGAGCGAGGAAACCAATAAGTTCTCAGCCCGTGTTGTGGAACTGGAAGCGGAACTGGCTGAAGCACAGCAAGAATGCCAGCGCCGGCGCGAAGAACTGGAACTCGCCCAAAAGCGCATGATCGCGGCTGAAAGCGCACTGAGGGAACGAGATCGCTGGATATCTGTTGGCAAGAGGCTGCCGGAGTTTGATTTAGGACTGGCTTCGCATTCGGTGGAAGTCGCCTACCGGGTTCCAGAGAGCCATTCATATCTTCGGATGGAAACCCAGTATTGGAAAGAATACGGCTGGGAATACGAGTGGAAACGTGGCCAGGTTGTCACAATGGAACAAGCGGGTTATGTAGTCGACTTCTGGCGTGAGAAAACACTTCTGCCTGAGGTGGCCCAATGAAATACGCCGAAGACTTGAACTACTTCGATACCACTGTTCACCCGGCGAAATCCCTGGGAGAGATCCAGGAGCTGTTGGAAAATTTTGGAGCGACAGCAACCATTGTTAGCCAGGGGCAGGTTCACGGCAATTACGCCTGGGTGATTCGTTTCCAGTGGAATGGGCGGGCTTACCGCTTTGTTTTCACGCCGGCGCCTTGCCGCTGGCCCACGAAAGTCATGAGCTACGAGAAAAAGAAGCGGCCGAACGAGGAACAAGCCCGCTGGCAGATGGGCCGGATAGCGCTGTACTTTGTGAAGGCGCTCCTAACGGCTGCCGATACTCAACCGGCCGCCCTGTTCGGGTACATGGAACTGCCAGGGGCTCGTAGTGGCGGTATGCCGCCCGTGGCCAGTGAGCTGGACGTGGAAGAGATGACCGGGTTGCTGCCGGGCATTGAACTGCCGCGGCTGGAAGGCGGGAGAGGGGAAGGGAACAATGGGTGAGACAACTGGAATATCCTGGACGAATCACACGTTCAATCCGTGGATCGGCTGCACCAAAGTATCTGAAGGTTGCAAGCTCTGCTATGCCGAAACCCAGAATAAGCGCTACGGCTGGACGGCCGGATGGGGAAAAGATGCACCACGCAAGCGCACCAGCACTGCGAACTGGAAGAAGCCGATCGAATGGGCAAAGCAGGCCGAAAAAGATGGAGAGATCCGCCGGGTGTTTTGCGCTTCTCTGGCCGATGTCTTTGATGCAGAGGTTCCGCAACAGTGGCGCGAGGATCTTTGGAACCTGATCAACGAAACCGGTAATGCCGAAATGATGGATGTTTACGGCGCCGGGTTGGAATGGCTGATCCTCACCAAACGCCCTGAAAATATCGCATGCATGGCCCCGGATTGGTGGCTCGCCGGTCCACCTCCATATGTGCGTTTGGGCGTCACGGTAGAAGACCAATGGCACCTGCAGAAGCGAGTTCCTGAATTGCTGAAGGTGTGGGGTGGAAAGAATTTTGTAAGTTATGAGCCGGCATTGGGTCTCGTGCATTTCCTGCCATTCCTTGAAGAGAGCCCGGAAGATTGCAGCGAATACTGCCCGCCGGATGCCTGCATTCAGTGGATCATCTGCGGTGGAGAATCCGGCGCCGGCTGCCGGCCGATGGACCTGGGCTGGGCGCGAGACGTGCGCGATCAATGCAAAATCGCCGGCGTGCCTTTCTTTTTCAAACAGATTGGCGGCCATCCCAACAAGCGACACGATCCAGCCGAATGGCCCGAAGACCTGCGCGTGCAGGAGTTCCCAGAATAAATCATCCCGCCGGCAAGTGCACACCGGCGTTTGATCAGGCGACGGAGATACCGATAGGACGGCACGGTTTGCCGCTGTGCCGCGGCCGAGGTCCACACAACGCCCCGGCGTTCGCCTGTAAACAAATCCCCTGCTGGCCGGACCTGGCAGGGATCCACGCATCAGCAACGAGGAGAAGCATGAGCGAAACGAAGGCCGAATACACTGCGGATGGAAATCAACCGGCTGTTCAACCCGAACCCGTGCAGTCGGAGGGGTATTTTGTCTGCCCGGGCTGTGGAAAAATTTTAGGAATGAAGATCCGCGAGGGGAAAGCCATATTCTTGCACGTCTACATTCATCCGCCCCTGTTTTGCCACAACCTGGAGCGGCTCAAGGTCAATGCCCGGATCCTCTCGGGCGACGTGTGGTGCCCGTGCTGCTGCCAGTGGCGGGAATGGAATGCGGCGGTCGAGCGACCGTGGGAAGCGCCTATTTGCTGATGTGGGGCAGATAAGTTTTGTAGGGTTGTTCCACGAGGACGGGCGGCGGCGCGACTGTTTTCTTTGCCCACTTCAGCAGCGCGGCCTTATCCCCCAGAAACACATTCCAGTCGTACTGGTGGCAGGCCTGCACGCTCTTGCCTTTATAAATGGGGCGGATCCGGCTCGAAGTCTGGCACATCACCACCCGGCTTTTGGGCGTGATCTTGGCCGGCACATAGGCATCCTGGACAAAGATATACTGCCAGGGCAGTGGCTTGATATTGTAGTTGATCACCTGGCGCATCTTGCCGGCCATGATCTCTTCAAGCGGCAGATCATACATCTCCAATCCATAATCCGGCCAGGCCGCGGAGTGCTGGTCGTATTTGTCGATGTAGGGCAGGGCGGGATTGGCAAACCGGATCACCCAGTCCGGCCGGGTATACAGTAGGAAGGGCAGCTCTGGAAAGGCGGTGATCAGCCCATCGCTCAGTTCCAGCAGCGCGTCGGCGGTTTGCTGCTGGGAGGGGATGTAGAGCAAGCCATCCTCCCCATAATAGCCCACCTGCTCCGCGTCCACTTCGATAAAATCAGGCTTTTCGCGCTCGATGGCCCGGATGTAGCGGGGCAGAATCGATTTTTGGGGAAGGTGCGGGTACAACCAGCTGTACACCCCAACCACCGCCACGCCCCGCTTCCGGGCCGCCTGAATGTTGCGCACGGTGGAATAGTTGCCGTTCTCGTGATCGATCTGCTCCTGATCGGAGCGGAAAGACATGAAGGTCATGCCGGCCGCGACCAGGGTTTCATAATCGAACTGGATATCCTCGTTCCAAAAGAGGTAACTGCCCCAGTCACCACCCACCGACATGATGCGAAACAGATCTACCAGGCTCATCTTTTTTCCCTTGTGATTTTCGATTTAACCTATAATAAAAAATAAAAACGGGGGATGCATGGAAGAATCAGCTCAAAGAAACCAACCCTTTCGTCTTGGTCACAACCGGGCACTGGACGGTCTGAGAGGCATAGCGGTGCTGGCTGTTATTTTGTTTCACTATCGTTTCCCTTTTAGCAAGAATGGGTTTATGGGGGTTGACGTCTTTTTTGTGGTCAGCGGATTTCTCATTACATCCTTATTGATCCAAGAATGGATGGATGCTGGTGAAATCAAGCTTCGCTTTTTTTACCTTCGGCGATTTTTGCGCCTTTATCCTGCGCTGCTTTTGATGCTTCTGATTGTTAGTCCCATCGCTGAACCATCTTATATTTTTTCAACGCTGGGCTATTTCACAAACTGGATGATGGCTTTCACCACTCAGCCTCTTTCAGATATCATCGGACATACTTGGTCCCTTTCTATCGAAGAACAATATTATCTTTTATGGCCTTTGTCGCTGGTTTTTCTGCTCAAGCGCTTGCCTGCCAAAAAACTGCTTCTACTCGTGACCCTACTCGCACTAACATCGGCGGTGTGGCGGATTATCGTCTGGAATAGTACAGGTTCATATACCCGGTTTTACGATGGTACGGATACTCATGCTGACGGTCTTTTGATCGGGTCTGCATTAGGCATCGCCGCGGTATTTGGGTTCTTTCCTGATAAGCAACACTTCAAACGAATTTCGCCTCTGGTCATCCTGATCATCATTCTTCTGGCTTTATGGTTGTTATTCGACAACAATTTGCCCGCTGACTTCTATCCTTATTACGGCAGTTTAGGCATCTCACTGATAACGGCAGCCATCATATGGCAGGTTGTGATCCATCCATCTAAAGGGTTTTCAAAATTATTTGAGTTTCCTCCTTTAGTAAAAATTGGTGTCATTTCATATGGTCTTTATCTCTGGCACCTGCCCATTGGTTATGTGATTGATCGATTGACTGCCTATCACAATAGCCTTATTGTTGTACTCTTGAAGATAGGATTTACTTTCTTGATTTCAGCGTTGTCTTATCGCTATCTTGAAAAGCCGATCTTAAGATTGAAATCCAGGTTCCAAAGATCAAACTCTGAACCTGATCACCAAATCGCGGATGTAAAACGCCAGCTTTGAACACAAAATAAACAAATCTCGCATCGCAATGATCGCCGAAGCTGCCGCCTTAAACACCGTGCGAATATTGGCGAGCTGCGCGTTGATCTGGGCCACATTCGCGGTCGTCACATTGACAATCGTATTGTCGATGTAGGTATTGACCTGTGCCTGGGTCATGCCGTTGAAAATCTGTCCATTGATGTAGGTCGCGGCATCGTTCGCCGTGGCGGTCCTCGCCCAATCGGGCAGCGTGGCATAACCTGACATCGCCTCAATCGCTGCTTGCTCTTGTGGTAATTTCCCGGCCGGATTATGGGCGGCGATCACGGCGGCAGCGGTAGCCTGTTCCGCGGGGGTCAACTCGCGGTCGTAGTCCATGTGTCCATCCGCCGATACGCCGACCACGGGTAGACCCGCCTGTCGCAGTTCGTAGTCAAGCAATGCAACATTGATCATTCTTCTAATTCCTCCAGGTCCCCATCATTCTAAATTCGGTCAGCGTTCCCCCGTCCGAAGCCTCGTAGATGTTGAAGTAGTTGAACCCCGCTCGAAGCACATTGGGTTGGGTCGTATAAAGACCCAGATTTCCGCCCCCAATCCCAATCCGAACGTACGTGGTATATTGGCCAGCGCCGTTGATCAACAGGCTGAGGTTGGTGTAGGACCCGCCCCGTGTGAACGTAGCGCCATACGTCAATAGGCAGGTGGCGCTGCCGTATCCGCCGTAGATCAGGGATACCTGGTTTCCCGTAGCGGTGTTGTTCCAAAGCCGGCCGCCCACGCCGCAGGTATGCTCCGGACCAGCACCGAGAAAGACCAGGTCATCCACCTGGTTGTAAAAGTTCCAGACGAACAAATTGACCGCACTCAGCTCTGTCTGCCCAGAGACGCCGGTGGTACGCATGCAGCCCAACCAGCGCCGGGTCAATGCTCCTGTTTTGCAAAGCACCCCATCCTGCCGGACCAGTGCCGTGGCGCGGGTTGTATCATTGGTCCAGGCGGTCAATTCCAGTGTCGCCGTTCCGGAATTGTTATAGCAAAACACGTCATACATCGTGGATGTGGTTGCTGGAACGGCAATGCTGAGCTCAGCAAAGGTCACGAGATCCCAGGTGGCACCGTTGAAGAGGGCGATCTGGTTTCCGATGTAAGGTGTGTAATAGAGGGTTGTCTTAGCAGTCTGGTCCGCCGTAGAAACCGGGACACCGCTCTCTAAAGTGAGCCGACCGCAAGCCGGATACAGAAAGCCACTTCCGGCGCTCGGCGACACAAATTCCAGCGCCGTTTCCCCTGTGTTCACACGAACCAGTTTGAGCGACTGCCCTGAATAAGACGCCGGAGCGTCTGTCAGATCAGTAAAGGCCCCTGCGCCTCCGCCGCTTCCAACGGTAACTGTTTTGGCCACCCAGGTGATTGGATCGTCATCGGTCAACGTCCAGTAGGTACCATCGCTCTCCTGAAAGGCCACTTTGCCCACGTCGCCGACCACGAATCCAGTGGCGGCTTCTCTCGCGGTCTGAGTGGCATAGGTGTAATGGTGGGCTACATACAATGCTACGACCGCCCCGTTTCCTGCCCCACCGTCGGCAGTTTGAATGCCAGCACCCGCCGTAAGCAGGCGGGCCGCCGGATCTTCGGTGTCGACTTTCGCCCTAACCTTGCTGTCAACGATATGGGTCATCTAAATAATCCACCAGCTCGAACCATTCGAAATGACTGTGATGGCGCTCCATTGGGTCGATAGCGCGTAAGTGGCCGCCCCATTGATGGTTTCTGCCCCGTTGCCATCGATGGTCACGGCGTTGGCGCTGCTGTCGATTTTGATAATGTCATACCGCTGCCCGGTGCACCCTGCCGCCGCCGGAAGCGCGATGGTTTTAGCACCGCTGGTGGCATCTACCCCCACAACCTGGTGCGTGTTGTCCAGGGTCGTATTCGCATTGACAGAGGCGACTGCCGTCGCAAATCCAGCGCTGAAGCTTTGCTTTGCCGTCCAGGTGTTTGCGACATTAGTCAACGCCCCGGCGGTGGTGGCGGAAGCCAGCCATTTATCCGCCACGTCGTCGTAGATCAGAATAGCGAGATCGGCGGCTGTCCCCAACGTGATATCCTTGCCGCCCGCGCAGAGGATATTCCCGACGCCGCTTCGCAGGGTCACATCTCGCGCATCCGCAACCGAGGTTAGAAATAAAATCCAGCCCTCCGAGAGTGCCGTGATGGTGTCCAAATTATCCGAAGCCGCGGCCGCTTCGGTGTCCACCCGATGATAGTTTTGGGTGGGCGTCACTGATCCGCTCGAAATGGTCAGGGTGGTCGCGGGCTTGAAGTTCAGGAAGCCTCCTGCACTGATGGAATTGCCAAGCCGCGTTTTGAGGTCGGCGGCACTGCCCTGCGGGTTGGTGCCGAGTTTGGTTTCAAGGGCGTTTATTTCGTCATAAATCGAATTAATATTTTCAGACTTGGCTTCGTCACCGCCAACGCCATTAACCGCGTCGGTAAGCGGCGTCCATGTCTTGATTGCTCCTGGGTAAGCTGCTGTCATGGTTCTCCCTTACATTGGGCTGCTGGAAGGCGCGCCCTGGCAAACGTTATAAAAATTGACTGACCGCACCAGCACGCGCCGGTTGTTGTCGGTGGCCGGGTAAATTGCTATCCCCAGCGTGCCGGTATTATCACTTCGAGCCTCATCCCCTGTGATAAACCCCATGTTTGCTTCCGCCTTGAAGAATGTCCGAAAATTGGGGTATCCAAGATCATTGATTTGCAGAACCCGATTAGCGACTAGCCCGTTATTGATCCACGTCAAAACGGTCCCAGTGAAGTTTGCCCAACCAAACCCATTGGGGGAGGGAACTGCCGAGCCACTGTATACCAGTCGCATACAGGTCGAATCTTGATAGATGGGATTCCATTTGTAGCCGCTAGTCGGCTCTACGCAGTACAGCGCCCCCGGCGTCAATCCGGTGATTGGGGTTGGCGTGTTGCTGTTCCCGGCCACCGACCCGGTAAAGACCGGCGTTGTTCCCACTTTGGAATAATCACCCGAGAGAGCCGCAAATCGGAAAGTGATAAATTTGACATAATATTTCAGGGTGTTCTCAAAAAGGTAATAGCGTACCCCGTCAGCAACAGCCCCGTTGGCCGACAGCCCGCCGGCAAAGATTTGATGGTTATAAATGTCGTAGGCTTCAACCGACGCAAAGTCCCAGCTGGCATCATTGACCCAAACTTCCCCTGTCTTTGATTGCCAGACGCCGTCGATCGTGACATAGGTCCGGTTCGGGTTGTACTTGGTGCGGAACCACAACCCAGCGTTGTAAGATGCCCCGCCTTTCGCGTTTTCTATGACCGTATTTTGCCCGGTGGTGTAGGGTCCGTTCGATCCCTGCGGTACCAGATCCTCCAGGCAGGTCATGGTCTGCTGGTAGGTCGGCCCGCCCTCGCCGGGGTTGGTGGTCGAGCCGCCCGGGCCGCCGGGGCCGGGGTTGGTCGGCACGGGTGGATTGGCCGGGATGTAGGGCGTCGGGGTGATGGTCGCTGAAGAATACAGGATGTTGTGCAGCGAGACCTTATGCTTGAAGTCTTGCCCCGTTTCGCTCAGCCATTGAAATTCGATTTTCCCCACGTCAAAGGTTTCGTCAATCCCCAGGGCATCGATGTCCAGGTGCACCTGGTCAAGCAGGTCGATCGGGAAGGCATCCGGCCGGCCCTGCAGCTCGACCGTGATATTTTTATGGGGGTCTTTCAGGAAGGCTTGCAGCAGGGCAGCATAGGCTTCGGCGTGGCCCCGGTCCTGCAGGTAAGGCGTGTCGATCCGCAGCGCCCGCCGACCATAGGCGGCCATGCTATCTGTGTCCAGGCTTTCAAAACTGATCTTTTTGTTGACAATCGGATTACCCCGTATGGCGATCCAGGCCAGCCACTGGGCCGAGGAGGGGTCGCGGTTGGCAATATTGAGCAGCGCCGTGGTCGATTGGATGTTGGAGAGCCAGGCATCAAAGTAATGGCCCCAGGAGATGACGCCGCCGGAAACAACCGGCCTCGCATCATCCATGTAATCGACCATCTTGACCGGTTGGATCAGGCGGCCCTCGTCGAATTCGATCTTAAGCTGGCGAATTGAGCCGGCTTCGACGTAGATGGATTCATCCGAGCGCCACATTTCCTGGGTGACCCCGTAGCCGTAGCGGTTCGCGGTGACCGTGATCTTGTTGCGGATATTCTCCCAGGGTTGGCTGACTTCAATCACCTTGAGCAGCTTATCCTGGGTCAGGGTGTGTACCGTCTGGCCGGAAGTGTTCAGAGCGTAGTAGTGAAAAGTGCCCTTGTTATCCACGAACATCGTGCCCAAGCCCGCGTCCTCCAGCTCGCGCAGCACATCAAAGGCATTGGCGAGCCCCGGATTGAAATAGGTGATCGGGCAGGATGACGCGCCCACCTCGATCCCGTAAGGGTAGATATTGTCCTGCTTGAGCGTGGCATATATTGCGTCCGACACGCTGATATTGAACTTGGTTTCAAAGCTCGAAATATCCGAATCGGCCAGCAGCTGAAAGGGGTCCATCACGATAATCTCGGTCTTTTCCTCGCCGCTGACGGGGCGGATGTCGCGGATGCGCCCGAAGAAGACCTGGTAGCTGGTCCCGGTCTGGTTATCCTTGACCCGTAGATGCACCTCTTTGCCCGGCTTAATATTGCCATTTAAAGGTGAGGCCGCATTATAGGGGTCGTAGCGCCGGTCCTTATTGGCCATCGTGAAATAATACTCGCCAGGCTGGATTTTCTCAAAGGTCTCTCCGCCCTGCGCGATGTAATACTTGCGCCCGCGGGTGCCGCGCACGCCGATGCAGAGATTGGCTTCGTTGACCCAATTGCCGGCCCAGTTGACCAGCAGCATCCAGGTATAGCGGCCAGTCGGCGCGACCTGGGGAACTGCGGCGCCCGTGCCCCACTTGGTCCCATCGCCCCAATGAAAAGAACCCCATTTGGCCATTAGAACCGCCGTCCTTGCACTTCGCGAATGGAGTCCACGATCAGGGGCTTGAAGATGCGCTCCACATCCGACTGGCTGCCGGTTTGCATCATCGTGGGAAACGTGAAACTGAAATGATAGGTATTGCCGCCCATGCCGCCAGCAGGGATAATTGTGCCGGGTACGGATGGGAAAAATGGTTCCGGGCCTTCCTCGCCCACCCAATAGCCCTGTCCGGGAACCGCAGCACCGCCTTTGGCGCGAGGCAGCAGAAAGTTTCGAAGCATCGGACCGGTTTCAGTGTCATTGATGACGCTTTTTTGTCCGCCGCCTAAAAAAGCGTAGGCCGATTGGGTCGCCATCGCACCGCGCGTTTTATCACCCGTGACGGTTTCGCCGATCTTGCCCCACAGCAGCGCGAGCGCCTGCTTCGTTTCGTCCATCCGAAAGAGTTCGACCAGTGCCGCAACGGCTAAAGTGACAGCCGCAATCGGAGCAACTACGGCCCAGGCTGCTGTCGCAAATGCGGTCAAACCAGGGGCGGCTGCGCTAAAGGCAGCACCTATTCCAGCGATGCCCCCCGTTAGGGCTCCTGTGACCAGCAGTGAGCCAAATGCGCCCAACCACTGGACCGCGTACATAACCCCGCTCGTAAATTGCAAGAAATTGACGCCCTTGAGCAGGATGCCAAATTGGATCAAGCTGTTGATATTGGTTGGGCTGAGCAACTGCCCCAGCGCTAAGGTTGCATCCTGGAGCGGCTTGGGCATATCGCCAAAGATGTCCAGGAGCTTGTCCGCGACATCATACCGTAATCCCTGCATGGCATCGTTGAACTCATCCAGCTTGACGCGGGTCGCTTCGATCCGCTTGGCCTTTTCGTCATCGATGATCAGGGAGTCTGATACGTTCTTGGCATTTTCGCGGATGGCATCCCCACCCAACAGCATGACCTTCGCCAGGTCTTGCCCGGAGCGCTTGAAATTGTCCTGAAGAAAAATGGCCTGTTGGACCGGATCCTTGATCTTTAGGTATTCGTCGGACAGACGCGCCAGGGTATCGATCGATAGATTGGCCGCCGGCTGCACGCCCTTGAGCTGGGTTTGTAGGTCGACCAACTGCGCCCGCAGCTCATCGGAGGGCTTTTCGGCCAGTTTCTTCTGCAGGTCCCCAATCTGGTCGGTCAGCTTTTTGGCTTCTTTGACATTAGCGGCGTTTTCCTGTGTGAGCGCTTTGGCGGCCTGTTGCAGGGTATCCATGCCGACCCCGGCGTCGTCAAAGACCTGCGCCATGCGGCTGGTTTCCTCGCTAGTCAGACCGGTATAACTGGAGATGTCCTTGATTTTTGCGCCGTAAGCGGAAAATTCATTGATCGTAGAGCGAGCGCCGGCCGTTAACGTGTTGAACGCATCGCCCACGGCCTTTAGGGTTTTGCTGGCCTGGTCTACCGCGGTGATGACCAGATTGACTTCGTTATCTGCCAAGTTGCGCCTCTAATTCCTGCTGCCTGATGCGGTCTCGGATATTGATCTGGGTGTGATACAAAATGCCCCGGTTGTACCAAACGCGGCGGACCGTGCCAGTTGGAGCCTCTCCGGTAATAACCCAGGGCGGACAGCCCCATTTTTCAGATAGCACCAAGACGCCCACCCAGCGCGGCGGTGCAGGCGGTTCCTCAGCGTCGCTGTGGATCGAGGTGACTAGCTGCCGCCGCTGGCTAAAGGGACGGCCGTGCCGGCCTGCAAATCTTTCACCGCCTGGTCGAACTTCTTCAGCGCCTCGATCTGCTGGGTTTTGGTTAGCAGGCCGGCCACTTCCTGACCCTTTTTTAGATCAAGGTAGTTGTCATTCTCATCCACCAAAAAATGACCCAGCAGGTCGCGCAACTGGCGCGCCGTAAGGGTTTCGAGTTCTTCCAGCGCGATCTGATCGTTCAGGTTAATCCGGTCCGGGTCGATCTTGAAACGAATGTTCATGCCGCTCCTATACCAAAGTTGCCAGTTTGTTGACAACGCTCAGCACGCAAAACAGGTCCGCGGTCGAGTTATAAACCGCTTTGTAGTTGACTGTGACGGTATTGTTGCCGTTGACAGAATCCAGCAACTTGACGCTCTTGATCTTCATACTCATATCGATGCGCAGGGCTTTGGTGGTGTAAGAACCGCCGGCCCCGGCCAGGGCTGAGCCCAAGAATTCCATTCGGACTTTCTTGGTCAGGCCAGCCTTGAAATCGTCGTAACGGGCCACGCCTACCGCATCATGCTCGAATTTAATTGAGCCCTCGACGGAAGCGCCCACGAACTTGATGAAGCTGAAAGAGAGTGAGCCGTCGCCGGTCCAAACCGCCAGAAGGCCGGTCTTGATACCCATGTTAAACTCCAACCAGGTGTCGGTGAGCCTCGTGGCACCGATCGTCCCATCTACCGCATCGAGGTAGATTTTGCCCTTCTGGAATAGGATCTGCTCCACCGTGGGCGGCGTGATCCCGGCGGTAAAGGTACCTTTGCCCATCGATCGTGCGCCCCATTTGGAAGAGCACATGACCGCGCCTTTGGCCGCACCGGATAGGTTGATTTCCTGGGCATAGCCATACAGACATTGATACTCCTGCTGGTTATCGCCACCCTCAACCGTATAGGCTTTGGTGGTGGGGGCTGCGGTGGTGGCCAACGGATAGCCATAAATATAGCCGTCCGAGGTGCCACCGGTGGCGACGCCAGCGACGGTATCCTTGATGCCCGCCGAAAGCAGGTAAGGGAGCTGTTCGAATGAGGCAGGCGCGGGAGAAAAATCAATCGCGCTGTCCTCAAACGGAATGTAGCTGTGGTCCACATCGCACAGATAGCCGACGTTTTCTTCGGGCACCACCGCCTCAGTTTTGTCGTCCAGTTGGGCGGAGCCCAGCCATAACGCGGTCGCGTCCACTTCCGTGCCTTTGGTGGATTCCAGCCCGAGCTGGATTTTGTTGAGTTTCGTTACACCTGCCATTTGTTCACCGCCTCTTCAGGGAAGCTAATCGCTTCTGCGTAATTTGATGTCTTGGACCGTCCAGCGGTAGCCAAACAGCGGCGCCACGCCGGGGGATTCTGGGATCAGCGGGATCAGCCCGCTGAATTCGATTTCGCCAAAGGTATCGACCGCGCCGTCAAACGTGCTGTCTTTGAGCAGCGCCACGGGCAAGCTTTCAAAGAAAGGCCAGAGCATCTTGATGCCCGCCTCAAAGTCGCTGCCCGGCACCGGCATGTCGATCAGGATCGAGCCCAGGTATTTGTACTGGTTGGCCGCTTCACTGCTCCAGCGCCCCGGCCCTTCATGCACGATCGCGATCGGGAACTCGCTGACCGTGCCGGGAATCACTTCGGGCGCTTTCAACCCGGGCAGGGTGCGCAGCGTCTTGCGGACGTACGCCATGCCGGCGACAAAGCTCTTGCTCATATGATGTAGGTCCTTGCGACCGGCTTCAGCATGACCTGGACATCCGGGTCCAGGTCGTTTTTCAAGGTGACCGCGCCGGCCTCGGTGATCGCCACGACCCCAAAGGGCGCGTTGCGGCGCTCATACCAGCGCGAGGCCTGTAGCAGGGTGGCGTTCTTGACCAGGCTGGGCACGGCCGACCAACCGAACTTCCCGGTGAGCTTTAAGGCGTTCCGGGCCACCGGGAAGGCATACGCCCCGTTGCACGCGGCGCCGATCTTGGTGTAGGGCCTGCCCTCCAGGGCGGCATTGGCCGGGCCCAGGATGTAATCACTGGCCGCCCAGATGGTCTCATACACGCCGTCCCCGTCCCGATCGGTCGCGAGCGACGTGAGGGACTGTATGTCATCCGGGCAGTAAAAGCAGTCAAACCACTCGGGCGTGTAGGTGCGGCTTTCGTCCTGGCTGTTCGACCAGAACCGCCGGTGGGTGAAATGATCCACCGCCCGCGAAGCCGCCTCGATCTGAAGTTCAATGGTGGCATCGTCTTCCGCGCCCGACACATCCGTCAGGGTGATCGCGGTCCCGACGGCCGCATCGGTCAGCATACCGCTGACCACAATCGCCTCATTGCTGACCGAGAGCACCACGAAAACGCCGTTGTTGCCGGCATTGGCCGCGCCTGAGACCTGGATCAGGGAGGCGTTTTGGAAGCGGCCCAATCGCCGGTACAGGTCGGTAATGGTCGCGGTCGATTGGGTGAAGCTGAGGGTCGAGGCGGTGTAGCTCCGCTTGCGCAGCAGGTAATCCTTGAATTCGGCCAGCGTGCAGTATCCATTGGTGAGGGTCATAGTCGCTTGTACTCCACGGGCAGCTGCGCGTAGCGCTGCACCAGCGCGCCGTGCATCAAGTAATTAGCCGGGTAGGTCGGAGGCACCCCAAATGCGCGGGTGTCGCCGTCCGTGGTCGCATCGCAGCACAAAAACACGACCCGGCTGCAGTTCCACAGTTTCGCCAGCCCCACGCAGGCTACGACCGAGGGCACGTTCCAGGGGTACCCGAAATCCGATTCGCAGTCGAACAGCAGCGCCCCATCCCGCTCTAGCACCGCGCCAGACCAGGCATAACTTTCGTGCTTGTGGGCCAGCACCCGGGCTGCGCGCGGCTTGCAGAAATAACGATCCTTCTGCATCGAAAACAAAGGATTGGACAGGTTGAGCGTTTCCACCTGCTCGATCGCCTGGTTAATGGCCACAACCGGCCCGCGGCCGATATCTCCGGCGCTCAGGCGCGCAAGAGAAGCCCCGCGCCCGATGACCCAGAGCGGCAACCCGGCAAAGACGTTCGAGTAGTTGGATACGGTTTCCATTGGATCCTTCCGGTTCGGCCCGGGGTGGAAGGGAACCCCGGGCCATTACCGATAAGAGGGAGACTAGATCCCGGTGATCTTGGTGAACATCGCCGGGCGATACACGACGAAAGCGGCCCGCAGCTCGGCCAAGATGGTCTGCATGTTGCGCACGAACTGATCGTCGATCGTGCCGACCCGGATGGCCGCCTGCTCGCGGTCGAACAGCGAACAGCCCATGCCAAAGTCGCCGACCAGACCGGTATTCTCGGTCAGGGCTTCCGCCTCGACCACCGGCATACCCCACAGGGTTACCGCGCCGACCTGGGAGGGGGGCCCCATCAGGTAGCCGCCCAGCGTGCCGGTCGCGACGTTTTCGCGTGACAGCCGGATGACTTCCCAGTCGTTCGGGTTGAGCACAGCCGCCGAGGGGCGGCCCTTGCCGGTCACGCGCACTTTGGTGCGGCCCTTGAAGATCGCGTCCACGACGCTATCGGCGCCCTTGCCCACGATGTTGATGCCGGCGCCCAGCAGACCGGTCAGGTGTTCGCCGGTCCCAGCGCCCGTCACGATCTCGCTTTCCAGGGTCAGATCCAACCCCAGCAGCAGCCGGCCGTTGATGGTCCCGCGGATCGCGGGGGCATCGGCGAGCATGCGGTTGGTAACCGGGATCCAGTGAGCGATGGTGCGCACTGGGCTGGTTGCCACACTGTAAGCCAGGGTGCTTTCCGGCTTCAGGCCCGAGGTGCCGGTGGTGGCGGAAGCGTCCGC